ATCATCAAAATTTGTTCTTATTGGTAATCTTTTTATTATAGAACTAGGTAAATCTTTTGGATGTTTATTCCATTGTTTTTGTGTATATCCTTTAATAAAAGTTTCATATATTTCTTCCCCTACTTGTGATAAAATCCATTCTTCTAAATTAGATGGATTATCACAGGGGATTTTTTTAGAATTTAATGTATCAATAGCTTCTTGTGGAGTAGTAACATTCCATATTTGTGATAAAGTCATTAAATTTATAGGAAAAGAGTAAATTTTATTATTAAAATTTACTCTTGGTGAATGTTTATAATTATGGAATTGGGTAAATTGATTTATCCAATTCCATAATTTATCATCATTTGTGTGAAATATATGAGGTCCGTAAGTATGGATATTTATACCATCTTTATTTTCGGTATAACAATTTCCAGCTATATGAGAATTTTTTTCTATGATTAGGCAAGTTTTTCCTAATTTATTCATTTCGTATGCAAAGGTAGAGGAGAATAATCCTGAACCCACTAATAAGTAGTTATATTTCATTTTTATATAAACATTTTATTTAAATCTTTCTTTTATTAATTTCATTTTATTAATCAATGTAAAATCTTCAGTAAAATTTATATTGCTGTGTAAATTAGGTTTTCTAAAATGATGAATTCTTAGTATTTCAAAATCCCAAATTCTAAAATCATCAATTAAATTTTTGCCATTAATTATGGGATCATCAACCCATCTAAGTATATGAGGAGATCCACAAGTATTAAAATTTTTAGATATAATTACTGATTTATATCTATTTCTAAATTCGGTTTTTAAAGTATTTTCAAAATCCCATCTATTTTTTGTAGAGTCAGAAGCTGTATACCAATCTTTTAAATCATAATTAGCATTAATATCAAATGAATTAATGACTAATTGATCCACATTTTTCGATGTTAATAATTCAGAAATTATTTCAATTATTTTTTTATCACTATTAGAAACCAAAAATTCATCAACATCTATAACAGCACATATGGCATCTGGATTTATAGATTTGACATAATCATTAGCACTTATATATGATCTAAAAAGTCTATGATGGAAAGTTTGATCAGATGCATAAGAATTTGAATTTTTACAATCATTTATTCCATATTGACCACCAATATTATCAGTATAATATAATAATATATTAATATTATAATTATTTTTAATATTATTTATTTGTTCAACTGTTGAATCTTGAGAAAAATCGTCATAAATAATGAATGTATCGAAGCCTTCATTATTATGATATAGTACCCAATCTAAAATTCTTTCAGATTGATTTTTTAATTGTGTTATTATTACATTATTCATTTGGTATATTCATTTTTTTTAATTTATTGTCCATTATATTTTCTATTTTAGCCCACTTAGAATTTGGATGTATTTCATTATCCCACCTATTATGCCAGTGCCAAGAAAAAGCACCTTCGTACATTTTATATTCACAATCTATAAATGCATTAAATGTATTTCCTCCCCAATTTTGGTTAGGATCATCCTGCCATTCAGGATTAAACATACCTGATGGGAAAACAAACCAATCCTTATTATATACTCTGACTTTAGAGTATAAAACATTATCCCAATTATAAGAAGCAGGTATTATAGGACCATTTTTTATTTCATTTAATAAGTCATAACTTAGTTTTGATTTTTTAAAAATTCTCATTATAGCACCATTTATACCATGATTTTTATCAGGTAAAAATCCCCACATATACATAAATTCTTGATTTAATAAAGGCGAAAAATTTCTTAAAAGAACCATATCCATATCAACATAGATTCCCCCGTAATTGTGTAAAATTAATACTCTAAATAAATCTCCATTTGAGTAACAAATGCTATCAGTGGTTAAAAGTATATCATTTCTTCCTTCAAGAGGTGTTCCTATAGATTCTTTTATTGGGTCATATATTTTTATAGTAATATATGGAATATAAGGTTTTAAAAAATTATTATTAGATAAATCTATATTTGACCACAATATTAATTCAGTTTTTTCTAAATTTTGTGTAGCTAAGAAAGACTTAATAGGTAAAAGTTGTTTTCTCTCGAAATTTCTACCAACATGCCAATACAAATGAAACTTAATTTTTTCGTCTGTTATTATATCTTGATTATCATCAATTGTATTTAAAAAATCTAAACATTTTGTTATTGGCATTTCATACAAATCTGAATTTTTTTCTAATGTTATATTTATCATTTTTTATTTATCATTTTTTATTTATAAAACTCTTTTTTTAAAGTAAAAAGACTATCCCAATAATTATATCCATACCCTCCAAGGTGGTGAGTTTTTTCATGTTTTATAATATCACAATAATTTATTATATTACCTATAAATTTATCATAAAAATTAACATCTTTATTGAAGTTTCTAAAATCATGAAATTCTATTGAGTATTGTTTAGATATTGTCCAATCTAAATTAGATAAAATATCATACTCAGCACCTTCTACATCAAATTTTATTAAATCAAATTGTTTTATTCCATAAATATCCATTATCTCATTTATTGTCAAACAAGGAACTTTTATTTCTTCTTTTACTGGACAATGGTCCATTGTATTTAAATATATAGAGTTACTATTTATATCCTCATATAAAAAAAATGTAATTTCTTTTATATCAGAATTTGAAATTATTGCTGAGTTTATAAAATTACATCCTTCTGGAATATCTTTAATATTTGGATTGGCATCTACACATATTATATTATTTGTATAATTTTTTACTTCATTATAAAACTTAAAGTTTACACATCCTAAATCTAGGACCCATCCATCTTGGTTTATTAAAGATGGTATAATAGAATGTTCACATATTTCTTGTATATTCATTTTTTTTATTTTTTATTTTTTATTTGTTCATTAATCCATTTATAATTATTTATTATACCCTTTTCTAAAGGGTAATTTATAATATAATTTATCTTATCTTTAAATAATTTATTATCTGATTTTCTACCCATAACCCCAATTGGGCATTTAAACCCATTTTTTTTGTAGAATTCATCACCATATAAATTATTAATTTTTAAATTCTTACCTGATATATCTATTACCATTTTTGCTAAATCATTAATAGTTATCATTTCTTCTGACCCAATATTTACCGGACCTATAAAATCAGAATTCATTAATCTTTCAATTGCTTCTAAACATTCATCAATATATAAAAAAGATCTTGTTTGTGTACCATCTCCCCATATTTCAATAGTACCATTATCTTCTGTTTCCGCTACTTTTCTACATATAGCAGCAGGGGCTTTTTCTTTTCCATTATTCCAAGTAGATTTTGGGCCAAAGATATTATGGAGACGAGCTATTCTAATATTTAGATTATAATTACGATGAAATGCTAAATATAATCTTTCGCTAAATAATTTTTCCCAACCATAATCAGAATCTGGATTAGCAGGATAAGCAGATGATTCTACACAATTTGGATTATTTGGATCCATTTGATTATAGTCAGGATATATACATGCAGATGATGAATAAAATAATTTTTTAACTCCTGTTATTGTTGATTGGTTTGTAACATTTATATTAATAAGAGCTGAATTGTGCATAACGTTTGCATCATTTTCACCTGTAAAAATATAACCAGCTCCACCCATATCCGCAGCTAATTGATAAACTTCATCAAATATATCTCCATTTTCCAATTGAAAAACTTTGCTTACTAATAATGGATCTCTTAAATCACCAATAAAAAATTCATCACATATTTCATTTTGATTAAAATAATCAGATTTTTTTATATCAACTATTCTTACATAAGAATTTAGCTTTTTTAATTTAAAACCAAGGTGGCTTCCTATAAAGCCACCTCCACCTAAAATGAGTATTTTTTTCATTTTTATTTATTACTTTTTAATATTTTTATAATATGTTATATTATTTAATTTATTAAAGTTTTCTATATTTATATTACCATCTTCATAAAAATATATGAGATTACTACCCCCAAGTAAAGAAGCAAATAACGAAAAACTAGAATGCTTTTGTGATAATATTATTGTTTCACATCTTGACATCATATATATATCTATATATGTTTTCTCATACAATTCTTTAAAATTAAAATTATCAACATTGTATCCACCATATTTTTTTAAATATTTATCTTTCTCTATTATATCATCAGACGCAATATATAATGATTTATTATCAATTAATAAATCATTTAATATATTATTTGTTTTTTCATTCAAATCATTAATTTGTTCTGGTCTTAGGGTAACTGAACAGGAATCAATTCTAACTTTATCTTGTCTTCTTAAGTGAAGAGCAATATTTGGTTTTATATCACCAACTAGACTTAGTAATAATTCTGTAGGTTTAAATTCTCTTAATGTTTCGTTAAAAGCAGTGATAAAATTATCTATTGATATTTTATCATATAAATATTTTTGATGGAAATTATGGGGGGAACATACTCCACCTAAAATTTGATCAAAAATAATAAAATTATCAATAGGTTGATTAACATAAACATTTTTTGGTAAAATAAAATATTTAGAAAAATTTTCATATAAGTAATCTACAAATCTTATATCTTCCCATTTACGTTTTTCATTTTCATTAAAATCCCATTCATGTAGGCCACCATTTGTAAAAACTTTCCAATCAAAATAAAGGTTTGCATTTAGTACTTTAGCATATGTTGACATAATACTAATATCAATTAGTCTATCACCTAAACCAGAATTAGGTGAGCTTGTCCATAATATATTCATTTTTAATTAATTATTTTATAATATTCCAATTTTTAGGAATAGGGTTTGTATAAATTAATGTATCCCTATTAGGGGTTACATATTCATGTAAGAATTTTGGTATATTAGAAATCTTTTCAGAAAGGAAAGAAAGAAAGTAAATCATAACTGAATAACTTGAATCAATAAAATGTATTTCTTTTGCATTTTCTAAAATTTCAATTTGATCTATCATATAAATAGATGAGTTATTTAATTCATAAATATTATTTTTAATAAAACTTTTATTTATATAAAGTCTTCTATTCGGATCATCATGAACAGCTATATAATCATGATTTGGTATATTTTTATTTATATTTTTGTTATTTATAGAAAAATTATTAATTCTATAATTAATATCTATATTATGATATAGATAAAAAGAATGAGAAAAAGATATTTTATTATCATAATTTGTTTTTAAAAAATCAGCCCATTTTTGATAATCATTACTAAAACAACCTATTTTTATATTATCATATTCGCTATATTCACTATAATCTATATAGAGGCATTTAGAATGTCCAAGTCTTGGGCAATAATTACTACTACCAGGTGTCATACAAATTAAACAAGAATCTACCCCATTATAATTATTATGAAAATTAGGTATTATACATTTAATATTTTTAATATGGGAATACATATTATCTATTAATAATTTTCTATTATTATCAGTTACAAATATGACTAATTCATCATATTTTTCTGAATAATATTTACAAATCCCATTATTTGTAAATAAATCACCATACCCTTGGTGATGTATTATTGTTGCTTTTTTCATTTTTTATTAAAATAATTTTTCCAATAATTATAAGTTTTATAGTCATTTGGTGTACCCCAACATATATAGTTTTTTACTTCAAAAACTTTGACTTTTAAACCTTCTTTAATATTTTGATTAATTACATCATCAACATAAAATTCATTATTAGTTCTTATATTAGATATATAATTTTTGTTTAATCCATCAATAAAATATTTTGCTTTTCGAAAAAACATAGTACCTATTATAGCATGAGTTTTTAAAGGGTCATCATATATAAATTTTTTACAAGAGACATGTCTGATATTATTATCATTATCAACCTCTAACCAAGCATACATATTAGGATTAACTTTACTTGTTTGGTTATTTCTAAATGACCAAACTATAATATCAATACTTTCGTCATTTACTAAATTTAAATATTCTTCTGAATCATAATAAACTCCATTATCACAAGCAGAAATTATAATAGGATCTTCTAAATTTATATTAAACTCATTTATACCTATCTCACATGTACAAGCTTGTCCTTGTGTAACCTCAGATATTGTTTTTACTTTACAATTAGAATAATTATTGATTAATAACTCAGTTAAATAATATTTTTTAGTATGCTCTTCTAAACAAATAAAAACATTATTATCAGATTGAGGTAAGCAATTAACGGCTTGTATAACCATCGGTAATCCATTAACATCTAACATAGGTTTTGGTAGTTCATAACCTAATTCATAAAATCTACTACCTCTTCCCGCCATTGGTAAAATAAGAGTTGTATTTTTTGGGTTCTTTACTATTTGTTGACCATTTTTTATGTTTGAAAAATAACTAGACCAACCTTTGTATATTTCAAGATCATAAGGTGTTCCCCATTGTAACATTTTTTCAATTTCAAATATACCTACATTCAGACCATCTCTAACAAGTAAGTTATAAACTAAGCTAACATAAAATTCTCCTTTTAAATTTAAATCTAATTCAACTAATTCTTTAAAATATTTTTTAAGAATTTCTCCAGATTTAAAGTAATATGTACCATTAGAAGCATATTCATTCATCTTGTTATCAGTAAAAGATTCTTTTTCTTTTATTTGTAAAAGTTTCATATTATGTTCTTTACAAAAGGCATAATTATCACTACCTAGCATATGGGGATGAAATCCAGTATAACAAGGTATCATACCATCATATATTCCGTTTGAAGTTTTTTCTAAAAATGCTGAAAAATCCCAAACAGTTCCATAGTCACAATAACTAACTATAATCTCACTATTATCTTTAATATGTTCACTTATTTGTAATATAGCATCAACAGGACCTTTTCTATTCTCATTTGAAACTTCAAATATTTTACAATTCGGAGATATACCGTAAAGTATATCTCTCATATTAGTTTCTTTAAGATGTTTTTCATTACATATAAATGTGACATCTTCTATTCCTTTGAATATATCAAGTACATGTTTTATTATAGGATGACCGTCAACTTCAATTAAAGGTTTAGGGTCTTTATAACCTGCTTCTATAAATCTTTTACCTATACCAGACATAGGTATAATTAATTGAATATTTCTTTTTTTCATTTTAATAAGGGGAATTAATAAATTTTTCTGGATCTGTATTGATTATATATGGTATAATATCTTCAGGTGAGTATGAATTTTTTTTATTTATAAAGAAATTATAAAACTCTATAATTTTATATTTAGTACTTTCATTATTAAACATATGATCAGTATTATAGTTAAATTCATAATGATTTTTATTATAATTATCATATAAACAATAAGCTTCAATAGTACTATCTATTTCTAATGATTCTGATATTAAATTAATATTTATGATTTCTAAAATTCTGTTGGATATCCATGTAATAAAATATTTGGTTATATGATTTTGAGTTACAAATAACCTTTTTGTTTTATAATTATCATAAATAAAATTGGATACCTTAATATCACAATCTTTTTCTTTTTCTTTTAGATATTTCATACATATATTTAATCTTTCTTCAAAATAAAAGTCAATTTTTCCTTTATCATATAAAGATAATATTTCTTCTAAAGAAGTATTATTCATAATTAATTTCATTATATCTCTCCACCCACAATTAACTAATGTACCCAAAGTCCATCTAGGAGATGCTCCTTCCCAATAGGTAGTATAGAAAGATGAGTTATATACATAAGGAAAACTTATTTTAACGCAATCTTCTTTTAAGAATTTTTTTATATTATCTGTTGAAAACACCCCATGATTTTCACCAAGTGGTTAATAAATAAATAAATCACATTTTTTAATATCTTCTATATTTATATTAGATAATTCTTTAATCTGATCTCTATCATGATTAACATAAGAGATAGATATATACTGATTTCTAAAATCAGGAATACTATTTAACATATGATTTACATTATAAATCACTTGGCAGTTGCCATAAAATACACAGGTTTTCATTTTTTAATTATTTTTAATTTTATCTTTTAAAATATTAATGTAATCAGTACATATACCATAAACTACATTATTATTATATCCTATAATATCATTTTTATCTAACAATGGTATAATTGTTTTATCATTTAGGTTCATTGATAAATCATGAACCCAAATATGTTTTGTACTAGTTAAAACATATGGATCATTGCTATGACAAAAATAATTAAAATAATCATTTTCACTTGATAATTCTGATAATTTTATTGCAGAATATAAATCTTTACAATGTAACCATAGTTTATCTTTTCTTAGATTTAACCAATTTTCAGTTACAAGGTAATCAGGAGTATCATGTCCTAAATAAAAATGTCCATTAATATATCTAATATCTACTTCTACATCATAACCCATTGATAATGTGGTATCAATATATGATGGTTTATTTTCTTTATCGGGAATAATTCCATTATAATTTCCTCTATGTGAGATTATTTTCATAGTTCTTCTATTCTAATATTTTTATCATCTATAAAAAGATCATAGTATGGTTTATCTACTCTTAGTTCGTGGAATTTAGCTCCCCATTCTGTTAGTTGTTTAAAAGTTAAATCATACCAATTTATGTTTGTTCTACTACCTCTTGCAGTCCAATAAACAATAGTATTACCTTTGTCATATAATTTGTTTATTTTGGCTATATTTTCATTTATAGGTTTAGCATTAATATAAACTCTAGGTTGTGGTGTTTCACATATTGTTTCATCAATATCTACATATATAATTTTATATTTCATTTAATAATTTTTGTCTATATTTTTCTTTGCTATCATTAGCAATTTTATTAATATCGTAATCAGATAAATAGTTAGGTTTGTTTAATGATCCTAAATAAATTTCTGATGATTTTTCACACATTTCAGTTCCTAAAATACACTCATTAATATTTTTACCAAAAGTAATTATACCATGATTTTTAAGTAAAATTAATTTTGGAGAAGTGTTATATTTAATAAAATAATTATTAACTGATTTTTTTATACCTTCTAATAATTCTTCTCCAGGGTGGAAATATTCCACCACACAAGATTCTATTCCATTAAATACTACTTGATCAGGGAATAATCTTGATTTTGAAAAATTATAAATTTCATCACTACATAATATTTTTAGTGTATTTATTGGATGTGTATGTGCTATAAAATCTATTTCTAGATTTTTAAATAACCAAGAATGAAAACCTGTTTCTATACTTGGTTCAGAATTACTATTTTTTGGTTTTCCAAATTCATCACATAAAACTAAGTCTTTCTTAGAAAGATTTGATAAATATCTACCACTACCTTTTATATAAAAGTTTTTATCAACCCTACAAGATATATTTCCTTCAGCCCCTATTACAAAAGGGCTGAGTTTTTTTGACATTTTTAATAATTTGTTTATGTTATTCATTTTTATTATAAAAAAATTAAGTTAAAAGTTTTTCATGTTTAAAATAAAATATATGATTATATCATAATAATTATTATATCTCTTAATAAGAGGAATTTCTAAATCTTGATATTTTTTAAAATCTATTACTAAATAATTATCATTTTTATTTAAAGTAAAATTATACCCAATATTTTTAAGATTTGTTAATAAAAAATCTATAGAATATTTTTCATTTACCATTAATAATAATGAAGTATTAATATCTTTATTTAAATCATGCTCATTTATTATATTGATATTATCAGATGAATAAAATTTAATAATAATATCAGATGATTTTTTTTGAGGTTCGACATATTTACTATAATCTTCTTTTCTAGAATTTATTTTTTCTAATACTTCACTTATAGAATATCCTCTTTTTAAGACATCTCTTTTAATTTTCCAAAAATTTTTTAATTCTTCTTCTGTGTCAATAAATATTTTAATATTATAAATATTATTATCATTATATAAGCTATGTAACCCACATACAATAATATTATCATTACTATCAATTTTCATAACATCTGTAAATTTACCATTTGTATGATCATAATCTACATGATAAATACTTTTACCTATTTTTAGGTCAAAAATATCTTCACTCATTTTTGTTATATAATTAGCACTTGGATTTAAATGAGTAAATTTTTTCCACATATCATCTTCTCTTTCCCATTTATGATAACGATCACACTCTAACATAAATGAATTATTAAAATACTCTTTTAATATATTTCCCAATGTTGTTTTTCCAGATCCTGAATCGCCACAAATAGCAAAAATATTACAATGAGAAAGTATGATACTATAGTCTATTTTAATTAATCTATAGTCTATATTACTCTCAATAAGATAATAATATAATAGAGTCTCATTAACTACACCATATTTGCTTATTAAGTGTTTAAGACTATTATAAATATTAAAATAAGAATCCATAATATCTGAGTTGCCATATGCAAAAATATCACATATAAATTTATCATTTATATTATTTAATTTACTTTTATCTATTTTACTATCTATTGGTATTGATATTTTATCATAAGAAATATTATCAAATATAATATCCGATATAATATTCATATCAGGTCTATATTTTATAACTAAATCATATTTTCCAAATTTATTTTCATTTATTTTTTTAATATTATTTAATTTATAATATTTTAACCATAAGTTTAAAACATCATTTTCTTTGGAGTTACTTGATAATTTAACATTTTCTTCGTATATTACTGATATTGGATTTAAATCTTTAATTATACTTTCGTCTAACTCTTTATTAAAATTTAGATATTTATCATTTTTATCTTCATTTTTTGTTATATGTATATAAATATCAACATTGTCAAAATTATTAATAATTTTTTCTTTAATATTATTAATATTATCTTTAAATGTTCTTAAATATCCAGATATTAATATTGCTACTTTCATTAATTATGTATTTTTTATAACCCAATTTTTTAAATTTATAGGTGATAATTCTGATTGTTTATAAGTTTCAACTAACCCCCCACTTCTTTTTTTAAAAGGATATAAGTATATCTTTTTATTACTAAAAAGATTATACTTAGCATCTAATAAATAACAAAAAGATGCCCATAAAGAATCCATTAAATGTAATTCTTTTGCATTTTCTAATATCTTTATACAAGAAAAAATATTATTAGATAAGCCATTTATATCAATTGATGGTTTATATATATCAACTTCGTTAAAATTTTCAACTTCTGAACTAATATGGTAAAGACTATAGTCTTTACCATAAATTTTAATAAAGGATAAGTATTCGTTTTCTTCCAATTCAAAATCTCTTATAAAATTAAAAGAATTAATTTTTTCATTAAAAGGGATTTCATAAAAAGTATAAAAACCTTCGGCATAAAATATACTTTTACTAAAAATATTTTTATACTTATCATTTCTTGATGAATCAAAATTCCCATGAAAAAGAAGATCATAATCAGGTGGTATTTCTTGTAATATACACATTGGATTTAAATCTATATCATATTTATTTTTACATAATAATGATATATTATCCATATTTCTTGTATAATACCGTGCGATTTCTTTTGCATCTTCTCTAATTATTAGAATTAATTTATCATATTTATCCGCATAATAGTTTACCAAAGGTAAACAATTAATTATATCAGTCCATCCTTGATGGAAATAAACACAACCTTTCATTTTATGAAAATTTTTTTATAAATTCTTCTAGATTAATAATCCAGGAAGAATTTAGACCATTATCTAATGGTACACAATTTGATTTTTTTATTTTAATTTTATTAAAGGTAGTTTCACTATTCCAACCTGAAACTTTTTCATTAGAATACGAAATTATTAGATCATTATCTAAAACATCTTCAATTTCTCCTATAATATTATTTTCGGTATCTTTTATTCTCATATATTTTTTCCAAAAATCTTTTTCTACATGTTCTGTATCGTAAAAATAATCTGTTTTGACATTAAAAAAACTAAATATAAACCTATTATTAATATCTAAAAAAGTAGGAGATATAATTGGAATTAATTTACAATCAGAATTTGAAAATAAAACATTACATAACCCACCTCCAATTGCTCCTATAACAAGTTCCGCTTTGCTAAACATTAGTATTTTTTCAATTGTTGAAAGTTTCTCAGTAAAAACTTCAACAATACCTTTTTTATTTAAAAAATTAACTAATAAATCTTCATTTTTTAATTTTCTTCTTAATGTATAATTTGTTCCTATATTAGAATAGTCATTATGAATCCAACTTCTACGAGATATATAAATTTTTTTAGGTAATTCTTTATCTAATATAATGTTATTTACAATAGAAACTATTTTTTGATATAGAAAATATATTTCTTTTCTTGGTGGTATATTAGATTTATTATCATGTGTATATGATGAAGATATGTACATATCTTCATATAATGTATGTTTATTTGCTATAATTATATCATTATCTTTAATACTCAAAATTGATAAAAATTCTTTTACAAAAGGGTAAAAATCTTTTTTATCACTAGAGAAATTCATTAATAATTTTAAATCTTTTATTTTCTTTTTTAATTCAAAATATGACAATAAATATGGTAATGTATCGTATACAAAATGATAATAATTATCTAAATTATAAATAAAGTAAAATACGGGTGTTTTAAATATTATTTTATGAGGTTCGTGTATAAAATTAATTTTATTGTCATTTTTTATTTTATCTAATGACATTATTTTTTCTCTAATTGGGTTATATACTTTATTATCATTAAAAATTAAACAATTTGGATAATTTATATTATTACCTATTAGTTTTGAATTTTTAAGATTAAAAATTAAAATTTCCCTATTATTATCGTCCTTTTCAAGAAAAATATATTTATTATCTATTATATCTAATTCTTGTATTTCTTTTTCGATATTTATGTAATCTATCATATTAAATATAATTGTCTTTATAAAATTTATAAGAATCTAATCCATATTTTATTAATGGTTCATCAATAAAATAACAAATATTACCTAAGCTAGTTATTTTTAACCAAGCATCATAATCCTCTGTTCCTCTTAAATGTATTGATTCTGATATTAATCCTATTTCAAATAGAATGTCTTTTTTTACTAAAACTGTTGAGTTAATTATTAAATTATGTCTTTTTAGTAGTTCATTATCAAACTCATAATTATCTTCAGGATTTTTTTGTTTCCAAACTTCAATATGTTGCCCTTTTGCGTATAATTTATCATTAAAATATGACTCTGAACAAATAAAATTATATTTATTAGTTAAAGACATTTGTTTTTCTAACTTTGTTGGCTCCCAAGTATCATCATCATCTAAAAATGCTATCCAATCTCCGATAGAATTTTTTATACCATAATTTCTTGTAATAGAAGGCATACCTCCACGTTTTTCTAATCTAAAATATTTAATATCTATTCTATTTTTTAGTTGTCCATATCTTATATCATCTGAACAATCATCAACTACAATTATTTCATAATTTTTATATGTTTGATTTAATACAGAATTAATTGCTTTTTCAACATATTCAAATCTATTATATGTTGGTATAATAACACTTACTTTACTATTTTTATCCATTATTATTTTTATTTTTTATTAAATATTTTTCCAATCTTCAAAAACAAATATATCACCATGCCACCTTTCATAATTTTTTGGATATATGATAGTTTTAGCCTTACTCAAAAATCCAATCCACCAGCTGAATGTTCCTCCACTTAATATTAAGTTATTAAAATTTTTTCCAAAGTTTATAGTATTGATAGGAGTATCATCATAAAGAATTAAATTATATCTTTCTATTAATGTTTTTATAATAAAATGATTTTTTGAATCAGATGAAATATATCCTTTATTATAATTAATTGATTCAATCGCTTTTATATAATAATCTAATCCTGGGGTTTTATTTTCTACATCATCTAATCTAATATGAATAAATAAATCATTATTATCAATATTATCATACTTTAAATCAAAATGATCTAGTATTTCTTTTCTATATTTTAATACAAATTCTTTTACTTCTGCATAACCATCATAAAGTATTCCATAGTTTATTTGATCTGATTCTAATATTGACATTAATTTATCGTCTAAAGTATAAACTAAATCATTATAAATTAATTCTCCATTATATAATTTTAATCCTAAAAGCGAAAAATCATAAAGTGAATTATAATTTTCTACTTTTAAATTATGTTTTTTTGCTATAATACTAACACAAACTGATTGTATTAAAAAATTACCTAACCTACCATGAAAATTTTTTTTTATCACTTTTTTTATTATTTTTTATCTGTATCTTGTTGCCAAAAATGGAGCTTTTTTTTCGTACAATAAATAATTCCAATTATCACTCCAAGTTTCATCTTTCAATATTACTGAAACATATTTTTTTTTTTA